ACTCTAATACTTTGGTTGGCGCAATAGCGCAGAACCTTGCAAAATCTGTTGGTTTTGCTGCCGAAAAAGGCATAAACGCTGTTGTTCCTGGTGCTCAATTAGGCACAGCAATTATGGAAAGACGTGCTGCTAACGCTGCTAAACAAGCCACAAAAGAATCTTTGAAGCCTGGTGCTGGTACTCGGCTATCTGACATTGGTAAACCTAAGAAAGAAACTAAATGAGTTATCTATTAGCCCCTATCGGTAACGGAGCTCAGTTCTTTACCGTCAATGGATTGCCGCTAAACGGCGGTTATATCAATACTTATTTAGCTGGTACGACTACAGCCGCTGCGACTTACACCACATCGTCTGGCAGCACAGCTAACACAAACCCTATTGTTTTGGGAACAGATGGTCGGCCTCCACAAGAAATTTGGTTGGCCTCTGGCACTAACTATAAGTTTGTTTTGTCTGACAGCACAGGTTCTGTGATTCAAACATACGATAACTTGTATGGAATACCCACGACTTTGACCAGCAGCAATCAAGTTCCTAGCGGCTGTATTTTGATTTGGTCGGGTTCTATTGCGTCTATTCCTTCTGGCTACTATCTGTGCAACGGTCAAAACGGTACGCCTAACTTGCAAGATTCTTTTATTGTTGGCGCTGGTAATACATACGGGGTTGCAAACAATGGCGGGTTTACTTCTAGTGTTGCCAGCAACACAGGAACTAATAAACCTCTTTACTACGCACTAGCTTACATTCAAAAATCATGAGCGATATTGATCTAGTTAAGTATGGTCAGCTTTGGCAAAAAGTCGAAGATTTGACACAAAAGGTGGATAAGCTAGAGGATGGCATGGAGCAATTGCTGGAACTGGCTAACAAGTCAAAAGGCGGCTTTTGGGTTGGTATGTCCATTGTTTCGGCTATTAGCTCAGTCGTTGGCTATTTAACTCATAACTTCATGAGCGTGAAATGATTGACCCAATCACAGCCCTAGCAGCAATACAGTCAGCAGTTAAGCTCGTCAAAAAAATGAGCCAGACGGTTGATGACGTTGGTTCGCTTGGCCCTGTGTTGGGTAAATACTTTGATGCCAAGTCTAACGCTATTCAAGCGGTCAAGGAAGCCAAGGATTCTGGCAAGGCTTCCAACATGGGTACAGCCATTCAGATTGAAATGGCGCTGGAGCAGTCTAAGCAGTTTGAATCTGAGTTGCAGATGCTATTCATGCAAGCTGGCAAGGTGGACGTTTGGAACAAGATAAAAGAACGTACAGCCCAGATGGACAAAGCCGATAAGTTTGCCGAGCAAGCTGCTAAAGACCGAGCCAAGGCCCAAAAGAAAGAGCAAGAAGAATTTATGCTGGCTGCTTTGATTGCGGTCTTAGTGGTTGTTCTTGGCTACGTTGGCTATCTGTTTGTTCAAGAATCTATTGATTATGCTAAAAAGAATAGCCATTCTGTGCATCATCGTTCTTAGTGGCTGCTCTGATAGGTATCGTTATACCTGCCAAGATTTTGACCACTTTCAAGACCCTGAATGTCAGCGACCAAGGTGCTTGTTTACACAGACCTGCCCTGACTACTTAGTTGCCCCTGTTTTGGAGAAACAAGTTGAATCTACTCAGCAACAACCCAGAACACAAACTAACCGCTGAAGAAATCGAAGTTCGTATCTGGGCTATTGTGGTGCTTGCCATCACGGGCATTTTGTTCTTTATCGTTATTTGCTTGCTTTATTCGGTCACGTTTGTTGTCCAGCCTATCAAGGCTATGGCTCCAATCGATCAGGCTTACACCAAGATGCTGAACGACATTGTTTTGCTATTGGTAGGTGGTATTGGTGGGATTGTTGGTAAGCGGGTCGCTGGTGGGGTTGCAGGGACGCTTGCAGGGGTTAAACAGGCTACGAATACGCCAGCACCTTGCTATGGTCAGCCCATGATGCAAATGGGTATGCCGCAGCAGAGCCAAGCATTTGGTGCTATGCCCATGTTTGTGAATCCTGTGTTTGATGAAGAATGGAGAGCGCCTCCTCCCCCTACTACACAGCCAGATCACTTACACCCAGAGCGAGAAGAAATAGCGGCTGAACGTGCTGCTGCAAAGGATGCAGAATGACGTGGTTTCTTACATTCTTTAGCGACTTGTTTTACATCCTTGCTGTGCTGGCGCTGATTGCTGGCGTGGGTTTGTATGGTTTGAGCTACTTTGCTAAGTTGCTTCCTGTTATTGCTACCTACGCCCTTTTAATGCAGATTGGCGGGGTTGTTTTGGCCTTGGGTGGTGGGTATTACGTTGCTGACCATAAGGGCTATGAGCGCCGTGTGGCAGAGGATAAGGCCGAAATTGAGCGGTTAAATGCCGAAGCAAGAGCTAAAGAGGAAGAACTTGCTCAGACGCTAAAAGATAAGACAGCAGCACTTAGAAAGGCATCCAATGCTATTAAGCAAAAGCAAGTTAATATCGTTCAGCGCATTGATTCTGGCGAGTTGCGCTTCCCCTCCGCCTGTGGTGTTCAAACCAGTTCAGATGCCGGAACTGCCGGAGGAAATCCAAAAGATGGAGCCGAATCTGAGCGACAGGCTCTTAAAGATATTGCAGCCATTGCCGCAGACGGCGACCTCGCCATCACCCGCCTCAACGCCTGTATCGACCAATACCAAGCAGTAAAGGAAAAGGTCAATGTTAAACAGTAGTCAACTCGAAAAGCTAGGAATTAGCGCCGCTTGGGTTGATGGGCTGAACAAAACCTTTGAGCGTTTTAAGATTGATACACCTCGCCAGCAAGCCATGTTTATTGGTCAATGTGGCCATGAATGTGCCAACTTCAAAATCCTAGAAGAGAACCTAAACTACAAAGCGGCAACGCTGATGCGGTTGTGGCCCAAACGCTTCCCGACTCAAGAGATTGCTAACCAGTATGCAGGAAACCCCAAAAAAATTGCCAACATGGTATATGCGAACCGAATGGGGAACCGTGAGGAAACTTCTGGAGATGGGTATCGATTTAGGGGCAGAGGGTGTGTTCAGCTTACCGGACACGCAAATTATTATCACGCCGGACAAGCCCTCGGATTCGATTTCGTCATGCACCCAGAGCTAGTCGCAACCCCAGAATACGCCGCTTTGACTGCTGGCTGGTTCTGGGACACGCATAAGTTAAACGCACCTGCCGAGGCTTGGGACTTTGTTAAATGCACCAAGATTATCAATGGCGGGACTATTGGGTTAGAAGAACGCAGAAAACACGCTGAACACGCACTTGTTGTTTTTACTGCTTAATGGGAAAATTAAACTTTTAAAGGACTAATCATGGCTTACACAATTACTGGAAAAGGCAAAGAATCTCCCAAGGGTCACTATGTTGTGGAGAAAAGCCATCAGCACCCATTGGAACAAAAAGTAGCCCGTCTGGAGCAAAAGCTGGACAAGCATATGCACTTGCCAATGGAAAAAGCGCATCACCCTGGTAACGACCAGAGCCAAGCGCCTTTGCCTAATATGAGAAAATACTAAGCGTTTAACCGCTGAATCGTTACGTTTAGGGCATCTAGCTCATTCATTTTGCGGATGAGCCAAGCCCTTTTCTGCCCATGCCAGCCCATCATTGACCCACGGTGGCAGTCTGGGCATAGAGCGATGCAGGTGTATTGAAGCCCTTGCTCTATGTGGTGGGCTTCACTTGGCCCAGGCTGGTCACACACGCTGCACGACAATTCCTTTACTCTTGCTAAATAGGCTCGTTCCAGCTTGTTGAGTTTGTTGTTCATTGTTTAGGCTAATTCCCACTCACGTTCTTCACGGTTTGATTTTGATTTGACGGTTTTGCCTGTCAGCCTGACCAGCCCAAGTTGCATCATTTCTTTGAGCCTTCTAGCGACTTGATTGGGGTCAAGCATTGATCGGTCTGCTATACCATCTTTGCCTTGTGGCCCACTAAGCACCAGCACCGCTAGGATTTGGTCGTAGTGCTTTGCTTTGAAATCAACTTTGTTAGCAGCTAATTTGCTGGTAATTGGGTCATTGTTGCGGTACATCGTTAGTCCTTTTTGGGTGTGGGCAATCATCTGGAACATCAGCAACGCACCAGATAGCCGTGTATTGACCATTTGTTGGGCCTTCCCATCGGTCTATGTAGGCGTCTGGCATGGATTTAAGCGATTTGCGAATAACCTCTGGTAAAGCCTTGATATAAATAGCTATTGATTCTGCTGACAGCCCATCTTGTTGGGTTTTCATTAAGTCTCTGATGTTGTGGTGGTGTGGACGCATTAAGTTACCAAGGTGCTTCTTCAAAGTTATCGGGGTTAAATTTAGGCTCGCCAGGCTTGTCGGGCAGCGGTGTAAGAGGGAAAGGCCACATTAGTCATACATCCTGTCAATGATTGCTTCATGCGCTTCTTCACAAATCACAGATACCAGTTCTTCATAAATGGTTTCCATGTCGGAATCATTCAACAATTCATTGACGTTGACACCTTTGTAAAAGACATTGACAACTTCAACATCATCCCATGAGGGTTCATATTCAACCTCAATATCCGCATTTTTAAATCCGATTGTTTTCATACAAGTGCTACCGCTAAAAACCAAGCCAACAAACAAGCAATGACAATAGCCAATGCGTAATCTAAGAATGTTTCAAAATGGGAGTTCATCATTTGCCTTTGTTAATTGGGTTTGCGAGGAGCCATTTGTCACCAAGGTATCGAATAGAAGCGACCCAAGACCGAATGTTGTGTCGGACAATATGACGTTCGATATACGGTCGATCAAAGTGTTCTCGAACCCTTTTGAGTAAAGTAATTGGCATAGTTGATCTAGCTCCATTTGCTGTGTTGAGTTGTCTTGCATGGTTGTTCCTAAAAAGCCCGAAGGCTTATTCGTAGGAGAGTTGTTGAAACTCAAAACTGTCTGCAAACTCAGGAGCGGCAGACTTGCGAATCTCAACAGACACGCAACCAAAACCGTAACGTTCTGCCAAATACTCTTTGGCGGCGGAAGTATTGGCAACAACTGTGATTGTTGTTGAGGAAAAATCGGAAGGAAGGAAAGTGAAATCGGTCATAAGACCTCCTAAAAGACCGCTTGCGTTTTGCTACGGCATGGGTGCTATTGTAGAGCAAAATAGACAGATTTCAACAATTATTTAAAAAATTTTGTAGGGACAAACCCTAATGCTATACGTCTAGTTTAGTGATACACTCAAAGGATGACCAAACAAGAAGCCATTGAAAAAGCTGGAAGCCAAGCTGAGTTAGCCCGTATCTTGGGTGTGACTAGAGGGGCTGTTTTCCTTTGGAAGAACATTCCTCCTCTCCGCATCTATCAACTAAAAGAACTACGTCCTTACTGGTTTCCAAAGCATGAAATTGAACGCCTTTACGATGAAGCCTGATGGTAATTTGGGCAAAGAATTACAACGACACGCAACCAACACAAATATCAGAACAAAAGCTAATCAACGTGCTGGCATGAGCAAAGAAGAAGCAATTACAAGTTTTAACAAACCAAAAAACGACCCTGGCTCTGCTGTTGAAAAGCCTGGGCTAGCAAAAGCAAAAATTTAAAAATGAAGTTTATTGGTGTAATTTCATTCTTTAGTTTGATAGCTTTTTTCTTTAACTTTTGGTGGGCCTTTGGTTGGCTTTTCCTTTACGTTTGTTCTGAGCTATAATTTTTTGAAACACGGCTAGGTCTGAAGTCATGAGCAGACCGAAAAGGGTTACACCTTCCCCTGCCGCAGTTTCATTTCAAAGGTGCGGCAAAAAAGGTTAGTATGTTTTATTACCAGTTCAACATTGGTGACTACCAAAGTCACACGGCCCATCTTTCTGAAATGGAAGATTTGGCATATCGAAGGCTTCTTGATTGGTGTTATCTGCACGAAAAGCCTTTACCCTCAAACATTGATGAAGTTGCAAGACTAATTCGTATGCGAACGCATAGCGATTGTATTGCGGTCGTATTGCGAGAGTTCTTTAATCTTGTTGATGATGGTTGGGTTTCGTCTAGGGTTGTCTCCGAAATCCAAAAGGTTGGCGAGAAATCTGAGAAGGCAAGTGCTAGTGCTAAGGCACGTTGGTCTAAGTCAAAAGATGCGAACGCAATGCAAACGCATAGCGAAAGCAATGCTACCCAAGACCCAAGACCCGAGATACAAGACCCGAGACTTATAGAACCTACGGTTCTTGTTCCCTCGCCTAAAGTCGAGAGAACGCCAGCAGCGCCGATTTCTGAAATTGTTGAGCTATTCAATGCCAAGCTGCCACAGTTGCCAAGGTGCGAAGTGGTAAACGATGCTAGGAAGCGAACAATCTCAGCCAGATGGCGGGAAGTTGTTGCTGAGCAGAAGTTCACCAAAGACCAAGGGCTTGAATGGTTTGCTGATTTCTTCGACCATGTTCGTGGTTCTAAATTCCTAACTGGCAAAGTTAAGGATTGGAAAGCGGATATTGACTTTATTTTTACCCCCACAAAATTTGCTCGCATCGTTGAAGGTGCTTATCACAAGGAGTAATCATGGCGTACAACATTAAAAAAGTTGAAGAAAAAGAAAACCAAGAGTTTTCTAACCTGTGCAGCGTCCAAGGATGCAATCAGCTTTGGTCGGTTCACATTTCTGGTCAGAAACCAATGTGCAGCAAACATCAATGGTCAAAGACTGAAAAAAGAATGAAACCAGCAGCTTTGCCAAAAGTCGAGCCAGCGCCAGCTATTGATGCAGCTTGGTGGAACAAGGAGTTTTAAATGCGTAACAACTACAACCATGAAGAACTTGAAGCTGCTCGAATCCTTGACCTGGTACGCATGGGTGACGATTCTGTGCCTTGGACAGCAATAACTTGGGCCTTATGGGTTTTAGGCGATGCAGTCGGACACTAACACCGTTTTGGAATTCATGCGTGAGAGCGAAGCCCGTGAATGGGTGGAACGCTACCGCAAGAAAGCCAAAGAATTAGGCTATGGCGAGGCTAACGCTTGGTGGACAGACACGATTGAAAAGATAGAAAAAAAGCGTGGCAAAAAAGAAGCTGATAACTTACGCCAGCGCATGAACAGAATCAGAGGCAACAAATGACATTCATGGTTACTTTTCGTGTTGAAGGCCCTCCGCAAGGCAAAGGCAGACCCAGGTTCTCAACCCGTGGCGGCTTTGTCAAAACATACACCCCTCAGACCACAGTTACTTACGAAAACATGATTAAAGCATCAGCAATGGTTGCAATGGGGGCTTCAGAGCCACTAGAAAGCCCGATAGCCGTGTTTTTGCACGTCACTAAGGCCATACCAGCGTCATACACTAAAAAACGCATAGAAGCCTGTTTAAGCGGTTCTGAGCGCCCAACAAAGAAACCAGACATTGATAACATCTTGAAATGCTATTTGGATGCCATGAATGATGTGGTTTATCTGGATGACAAGCAGGTGGTAACGATTCACGCTACGCAGGTCTACGGCACGTTTCCAGTTGTTGAAGTGCTGGTGAAGGAGGAACTGCAATGAGCGAAGCACCGCACCGAGCAGTTGAATTTATCCTAAAAACTGCTCCATTGTTTGCAAAGGCAAAGTCTGATCGAGTCTACATTGAGGAATACCGTAAGAGCAAGAAAGCATTGTTGATGCAGCAGGCCAGCTTGAAGGGTGTTCAGACTACCGCAGCGCAAGAGCGTGAGGCGTATGCGGATGAGGAATATCAAGCGTTATTAAAAGGTCTGGCTGCTGCTGTCGAGCAAGAAGAAACTTTAAAGTGGCAACTGACTGCTGCACAGCTAAAGATCGAAGTCTGGCGCTCAGAAAACGCCAACAATCGGTTTGTAGATAGGGTTAATACTTAGTTAAATGTTTAGAAAACTCTACTACAATACTCCCATGCCCCAAATTTCTTGGGGTCTTTTTAGGAGCTATTATGAGCATTACAGTTGAGCAGCACTCAACAGTCATCAAGATTGACCATGGTCACAAACTGATGATTGATAAGTTTGACGATGGGGCGCACCTATCTATCTTTTTCACAGGCGGCTATTCCTCAGTAGCATTGACCCGTGAAGAAACCGAGGCTTTGATTCAAGCCCTCCAGTTGGCATTGGAGGCAGCATGAAAAATATCGCTACCGCTTTGGTCAAAGCACAAAAAGCATTTGGCCCTGCCCTCAAAACATCCACTAACCCGCATTTTCGCAGCCGCTATGCTGACCTGTCGGCTTGCGTTGAGGCAGTCATTGATTCGCTCAATAACAACGGCATTGCCCTTATCCAGCGCAACTATGAGGACAACACAGGGGTTACTGTGGAAACTTTGTTTGTGCATGAGTCGGGCGAAATCCTGGAGTGTGGCAAGTTGCACGTTCCTGCCAGCAAGCAAGACCCACAGGGTTACGGCTCGGCTCTAACTTATGCTCGGCGCTATTCCCTAATGGCAGCTTGCGGGATTGCCCCAGAGGACGATGATGGCAACGCTGCTAGCCGCAAAGCCCCTGCTTATGACGCTGGTCGCTTGGCTGATTGGCTGGCAGAGATTAGCCAAGCACCTAATGCTGATGCTTTAAAAGCGGTTTATACCGAGGCTTTTAAGGATACGCAGTCAGACGCAGAAGCCCAAAAGAAAATTATTGCAGCCAAAAACGCAAGAAAGGCGGCACTCTAAATGGAACAAAGAACAGATGATTGGTTTGCCGCAAGAATTGGAAAAGTCACAGCCAGCCGTGTTGCCGATGTGGTTGCAAAGACAAAATCGGGCTACTCAGCGAGTCGTGATAACTACATGGCGCAATTGGTCTGCGAACGGCTTACTGGCAAGCCAGCCGAGTCATTTAGCAATGCAGCCATGCAATGGGGTACAGAAACAGAACCACTAGCAAGGGCGGCGTATGAAGCAAAAATGGACGTTTTGGTTGATGAAGTTGGATTCATCGATCACCCAAGTATTGTCAATAGCGGGGCTTCTCCTGATG